GAAGAGTTATGCTCCTGTCGCAGCGTTTAACCGACAAGTTTTTGAAGCTATTGGAGGCTTTGCACAGAGAGTGTATTTGTTCCCTTATTGGCGTCGCGTAGTTCAGGGATTAACAGCTGTAGGTGCTGTATTTTTGGGTTACAAGATGCTGAGCAAAACAGCTGCTTTCTTCGGAAAGTCGAATGAACCAGTCTTGGTCGAGCAAGGTGCTCGCATGTCAGTCACGGAATCTTTCTTCCTTCAAAATGAGAAAGAAGCTGTTTGGAAGAACAATCGCGATCACACGACCGAATTGGATCTTTCGCCCTCGAGTCTTAACCCCAACATGTCGCCAGACATGGTTGAAAAGAAGATTTTGAAGAATATGGCTAGAATCCGAGTGAAACGCACCGAGACTTTGGTTAGACCTGGTAATATGTTTTGCATTGGAGGGCATCTGTGGGTCACGGATAATCATCTCTTTGAGGGAGAGGGTCCTTATGAAGTGGATATTCTGTTTGAGGCGGAAGCGCCAGGTATTTCCTCAAATCGTAAGATCACGATTTTTGAGGGGAGTATCATGCGTCAGCCAAAAGCCGATCGTATCTGGCTGTGGTTACCGGATATCAATGTGCGGGCGGTTCTCCACACTCTGTGTATGAAGGAGAGTCTTAACGGTACCGTTCGTGGTAGGTACGTTGGTTACGATGCCTTTGTGCAACCCAAGAGTGTGGAAGTACACGGCCTGTCACGTAAGGACATGCATGTTGAAACGATTCCTCATCCATGTTCTTATTGGGTGGGGAAATCCGTTGAACCCACACGAAATGGGGATTGCGGCAAAGTGCTTATTTCCACTGATCCCCACTGTGCTATTCTTGGCCTACATCAGGTGGGGAGCGATTCGTGCGACGTGGGGGCAGTTATTCTCACACAAGAGGATTGTGCCTTGGCCATGGCTCATTTTAAGAAGCCGTTGATTGACCCTGGATTTCCCAAACTGTCTGCCGAGGGTGTGACTAAAGTGTTGGGACCCCTGCATGAAAAATCACCATTGCGTTGGTTGAAGCAAGGTTCCATTATCCATTATGGTAGTATCCAAGGGTATCGCAGAGTCCCTCGATCTAAAGTGAACTTCACTTTACTCGGTGAGAAGATCATTGAGGAACGTGGCTGGAATGTAGAATTCGGTAAACCAGATCTTAAATCGTGGGCTCCATGGCATCACGCTTTGAAGGATATCACTTCCCAGACGTGTAATACCGATGCCGGTTTACTGGACCATTGTGTTGAAGCGTTTGTCAAGGACATTTTGGCAGGGTTACCTGAACAATCGAAAAGGGATTTGCAAAAGGTGGACACTGTGAATGCTATCAATGGTGTGCCAGGAGTGGCTCACCTCGATAAGATGAATTTTGCAACATCTATGGGAGAACCATGGTGTACCACTAAGAAGAAGTATCTTGTGGATGCACCTACAGAAAGTATACCCTTGGCTAAGGCCTTCACGCCCGATGTGATGAAGCGCGTGGCTGAAATTGAGGAAGCCTACAAGCGTGGTGAATGCGCTTGTCCAGTTTACTCTGGTCAGAAGAAGGACGAAGCCCGTGCTATCAAGAAGTTGGTAGAGGGCAAAGTCAGAATTTTTACCGGAGGTCCTGTGGATCATTCAATTGTCATGCGGTCTTATTTGCATACCTTTACGAAGGTTATGACAGAG